GATTTCCCTTGATAAGCAATTCTATCTTGTACTGTATCATTTTCTGTAGTCATGATTTATCCTTTACGAGGGCGTTGCTTTTGAGTTATTTGCTCCTACCAACTGTGCAGGAGATAATGGTGGTGCTGAACCACTTGAAGATTTATTTGTTTTATTAAATTTTGAAAGAATATATTGTTTCATACTAATTCCAGGATCAACTTTTGTTGGATCTGTTTCATTATGACCCCAAACTTGTCCGCCAGGCCAGACAACATAAAATGCTCTAAGAAACTGATTTAAACTATTCCATTGACTTGAAGTAATAGATTCTGCACTTATAAAATTATTCGGAGTAGGATTATTACTATTACAGTTATATCCTCCTATCATAGAAATCCCTATACTATACTTATTATGTCCATTTGCTTTTGCATGAGCACCCATCATATTTAAAGGTCGCCCTCTTTGAATAGAACCGTCCTTTTTTATAATATAATGATATGATATACCTCTACCAAAACCTCTATCTATAGCAATATTATGACACTCTTCAGAACCAACATTTCCCTGATTGTTAAAGTGTGCAGACCAGTGTACAACTACTTCTGTTATTTCTCTACTAGCACCTCTAAAATCAGCAATTAATTCTTCAAAACTATCTACAAATTTAAATTCATATGGATATGATCCACCTTTAGTGATTCTAGTATTTTCAGGATAATTCTGTTCATTAGAATTTAATCTTTCTACCTTAACTGTTGGAGGAAGTAGTTTTGAAAATTCGTCTGTAGATGATGGAACTCCACTAACTACATTTGATAATGAAGGATCTATTTTATAAACATCTTTAAAAATTTTATCACGTTCAGTAGCAGATAAATTACTACCGCTAAGAGCATTTTCTACTATCTGTGCAGCTTTTTCTTTATTTCCTAATAGTATTTCTTGTAATACACTTTTTAAAACATTTTCTTTTAATAAGCCTCTTGTAATAGTAGTTAATTCATTTCTTAATACATCTGTTCCTAATAGTAACAAATTATTTAATAAGCCGCCTTCAAAATTATTAATTGATCCCAATTTTGATAATAGTTGAGAAAAAAGTGCATTTCCAAATAAATTATTATTACCTTGAGTTTTTTTAATATTTTGAACAACTTCTCCTGTAGGTTCTGTAGTAAAATTGTTCATTAAAGATTGACTAGGTTCATTTCCCGTAATAGATTGAATATTATTAAATATGGAAAGAGGTGTTGAAGCAATAACGTGAGATTTTAGTTTACCGGAAACAGGAGACTTTCCTGTTATTGCTTCTAATGGTCTAACATTTGTTGGAGTGGTTTCAAAATCACTATTAAATCCTTGTATTGGATTTTTTAATCTTACCGGACCAACATCTTCTATATTATCTGGATCAGATTTGTCATTTAGTGTTACTAAAGATTCTATATTACCTACATTCGAGTTTGCATTTTTTGCTACAACACCATTTCTAACAGAAGAGATTATATTTGCAGCACTTTTTATATCTTGTGTTACATCATCAATATTAGTCTGTTTTTTAAGACTATTAAGAATGTTATTAAAACCGTCTTTATCTATTGAATTTTTTAAAAAAGATGACATAAATTAAACTCCATAAATTAACCATATGTTTCAAAAACTTTTTGTGCATAATTATATCTTTTTTGAAAAGTACCTGGCTGTGGTCTTTCAAATAACTCTTCAAAAATTCTTGTCGATTCTGAAACACTACCTGCACCTGTTAATTCTCCGTAACCTAAATATGGTTTTGTTTCCAATTCGTGCATTAAAAAATTTAATTGGCCTTCAAGAGACGAATACTCTACACCGTTTTTACTTGAAAAATCTTTTAACTCATCATATCTACTACCTCTCCATTGTGCTAATCCATATGCAGGCTTACCAAGATCATTTGGATTTAAAGTATCTGGTTCTAACCCAGATTCAGCATAAAGATTGCCTATAACTCCAGCAGCTTGTTCATCTGTGAGACCTTCACCTTTTAAGTAATTAAATATTTTTTCAGCATTGGAACCACCTTTTAAATTTGATGTATCAATTTCTCTGCCTTCTTCATCTTTACCATCTTCAACATCGGTATCTTGATCTTTATCATCTGCCGGAGTGTCTCCACTTCCACCACTATTATTTTTATTTGTATTTCTTTCAATATGATGAATAGGACCTATAATTATTGGCAATTGAGAACTAAAACCGTCCATAAAAAATCCAAAAACTTGAGCACCATTTTGAATTTGAGGCATTTTTCCTATACCAGATATTCCGCCTTCGGTTGATGGTAGTACAACTTGGGCCCAAGGTAAATCATTAACACTTGTCTGACCCCCGTTATGTATCCCTCTTATACGTACCTTTAATCTACCTAACTTAAGAGGATCTTTATTATCTACAATAATGCCAATAAACCATCTAAAATGGTCACCATAATAATCTTCCTGTAAAGTTTTTAATTCATTAACTGTTTTCATGCTGTTAAGGTACCATTTGTTGTAGGTTTATATCCTAATTTAGCACAAGAAATTACAGAGTTATAAACATTCTCTTGAAATACATGTCTGGTTGCATATATCATATATGTACCACTTTTTTTCTTATCTAAATTATTATTAGGATCAGATTGTGATGTATCTGATATATTAGCATTAAATGCTATATTAATTAAATTTCCAATAGATTTATTTACTCCGTTCTGTAAAAAGTTTCTACCGGGCACTGATATATCTATAGATGATTTATGTAAGAAGTGTCTAAGAGACTTTGTTTTTGCTTTAAACATATGCGATGAAACACCAGATGCTTCATAATAATTTAAAGAGCCGTCTTCAAAAGTTAGTGTTGGTGTTATTTGTGTTATCTCGCTTGTATCATAATCGTGCATTGGTCCGCCGGGAAATTGTGTTACTCCATCATATATCGGTCTCTGTTGTGCTGGCGGATAAGGAATACTGGAAAATATTTCTTGTGCATTAATTCTTGCAGTATAAGGTTTATTTTTAATTGTATCTAAAAATGTATAAGTTGAACCAGTTAACCCTTTTCTTGCCATCATTAACTGATCTTCAAGATTAGAATATTTAAAATCACGAATTGCATAATACTGTCTAGGATCTAGTGTTTCAAATCCAGAACCTATTGGTTGTGAAAAAGTATATGCATAGGTATTATTATTTAAAGGTGTTGCATTTAAAATTGTTTCTAAATCCATAAGTCTAAGATTATCATCACATATTGTTGAAAATAAAAAATATGGTAATCCTGATGTTGTAGATGCTCTATCTTTAATCCAATTAGCTGCACCAATAGGAGTCATGTTTGGCACTACTACTTTAATACTACCATCTACATTTTCATTTCCAGCCATTAGAACAGATCTTCCTAAATTTTCACTTATGATGCTACTAATTATTGAACTTGGTGTTCCACTATAAGCTTTTTGAACACGAATCATTCTCGAATAATAGCCAATATCTTCTATTAAAGCAATAGAATCAAGTTCTGTATTATCATTTGTTTTTACAGCTCTTAAAACTTCTGTTATTATAAATTTTTTTGTAATCGAAAATTCGTCTCCATCTAGCGAAGTTGAAATTTCAATTGTAACTAATTCTGTACCAGAAATTTCTGCTGTTTCTAATATTCTTGATGTATCAGCAAATACAATTTGTGCAGTTAAATACGGTTTATCTACATGTTCGTAAATATTAACTTCATTGATAACAGAGTTTATTATAAAACTTGCATTGAGTTCTTGTTTTTCTATTTCAATTTTTCTGATAATAAACTCTGCATTGAGTTCTTGATTTGATTTTTCATTCATTATCTATTCTCTCGAAGAGTCTTTTTATAAGAAGAAAATACAGATGATACAATTTCGGGTTTAAATATTTTTATCTTTTTGTTTATATCATTCTGTTCTTTATAATGATCAAGATTGGTTACTGCTGTTAAATTAGAACCCGGACCAATAGTAGGATCAATATCAACAATGCCTTCAGTATCTTTATAGTGTCTAACTGCATTATATTCAACGGTAGATGAGTGAACAGTAATAAATTTACCAGATTGTGGTCCGACAAGCTTTACCATTTCTCCATCAATGTAATTTAAAGAACCTGGAACGGTAAAGGTCCCTATATTTGAATTAGTCTTGATTACTCTTGTCACAATTTCTTCTTGGTTTGAATCATTTCTGGTAGTAGTAACCAAATCGCCTACTCGAAATTTATCATAAAAATAATCTCTTGTTGTAATAGTTGTATTAGTGTATTTCTTTTTTACATATGCTTCTAAACTTTTAAGAGATCTTGGCCAACCACTTTCTTTTAATTTATCATTAAGTAAAAAGAAAGTCCAGTAATAATCTGTAGTACCGTATAACATTTGAGAAACCTGATCTGGTCTTTCACCATCGTATAAATTATAAAAAGTATATGCAGTTGTATTGTCTTTAAGTTTGTCAATTATATCAATATACAAAGACAAATTTTGAATAATATTGTAATCTTTTTCATTGCCAAATTTATAATTTACTGTTGGAAATCCTGAAAAAAAAGTCATATCTTATCTTGCCCCTGCTTCTCTACCAGTGTAACCATCATAATAAGGATTGTCTGCTCCACCATATCTATCTGCCTTTGCTGACATTCCTGCCATTGCATCAGATTTATTTAAAGTAAATTCTTCAGCAAACGATACTGTAATATTTGTCTCATTAAATTTACCGTCTTTATAAAAACCACCAGTAGTATTATATGAAGCTGAAAAAGATCTGAGATACATATGTTTAAAACTTAAATTAGGATTTGTTTCAGATAAGTCTATATAAGTTCCTGTTCCTGTAGGATTTCCATTTACATCTAAATTAGGTTGAAAATACATCAATTTTATTTCAAATAAATTTGGAAACTTATAACCAGCGTCTATGGTAGAACCTCCAGTACCCTCTAACTTAATAACCTCGGGATAAAGATTTGTTCTAAAAAATGATACAATATTTTGAATAGCAACTTGTTCTGATTGACTTGTTGGAACCATTTTAAAGTCAAAAGAAAACTCACGTATATTAACTGCTCTAAAAATCATTCTAGTATTAGGATTAGGTGTTACTCTTAAAGACCCTCTTACAGCATCTGTTCCAGGACCAGGCAATCCAGCTGCAAGTCTGCTGGCTGCAAGAGATGCTCCAGGACCACTTAAATTTCCTTTTATTGTATCAACAATACTACCAACACCTTCTTGAAGGGCACCGCCGAGTGAATTTAGTATTCCCGAACCAGCATCCATCCCTCTTGAAATACCTTCACCAAGAATACCAAGATTAGCGGCTTCAATACTAACACCATCTTGAATAGTAACTGGTGTCGGCATGTATAAAGCAACAGATTCATTACCTCTTGAGGAAGTAGCACCAGATATTGCAGAATTAGTAAAATCTGAAAATGTATTACTTAAAGCATTTTCGAGTTCACCAAATAGGCCGTCACTTGATGCTTGAGTTTCATTATTACTTGTACTAACTCTAGCCGAATAAGTGGGCCCGTGCTTAATAATCGGAGTAAACTTTATATAAGCTTTATATTTGTCTGCATTATCTATAGGAAATATATGTGTTATTCCCGCACCACCCATATTTGTATAATCTACCATTCAAAGTCCTTAATAAATAGAATTATCCTATTCTTATTTATATAATTTAACTGAAAGTACTATGAAAACATACCAAGGAAAATATAAAGTAAAACATAGATCAAAATATCGTGGCGATGCAGATAATGTAATTTATAGATCAATGTGGGAAAGATATTGTTTTAAATGGTGTGACGACAATCCTTCCGTAAAAACTTGGGCATCTGAAGAAGTCGTTATACCTTATTTTTATGAAGTCGATAAAAAATATCATAGATATTTTGTCGATTTAAAAATAACATTTAATAATGGTAAAACTATTATTGTAGAAATAAAACCAGATAGTCAAACTACTCCACCCAAATTTTCAGGAAGAAAAACAAAAAAGTATATTGCTGAAGGCATGACATATGTTAAAAATATGAATAAGTGGAAAGCTGCTAAAAACTTTGCTGATGATCGAAATTGGGAATTTCAAATATGGACAGAAAAAACTTTACAAAGTATGGGTATAATGCCAAAACAGTCAACAATGAAGAGTCTTCCAAAGATGAAAAAAATTAAAAAATCATTATAAATACTACAATGGCAAGTATATTTCAGAATCTTGAGATCGAAGCGTTTAGAGCCGGTATTAACCCTCGGACAAAAGAATCAAGGGATTGGTTTAGAAAAAGAATTGGTGCACTACGTGGAGGAGCTTTACGTAGAATTAATAGGAATCAACTATTAAAAGATGATGAACTAACCTTAGAAAATAGAGCTATTATAGGCAATATGTATATGTTTTTCTACGATCCAAAACATAAAGATACATTACCATATTATGATAGTTTTCCTTTAGTAATACCAATTGGTCCAGCTGAAAAGGGATTTTTAGGATTAAATTTACATTATTTGCCTCCAGTATTAAGAGCAAAATTACTTGACGGACTTATGGATACAACAAACAATAATAGATTTGATGAATCAACTAAATTTAATATAAAATATAGACAATTAAAGAGTGCTTCTAATTTAAGATATTTTAAACCATGTGTTAAACACTATTTAAATTCTAATGTAAGAAGTAGATTTGCAAAGGTTGAATCACCCGAATGGGAAATAGCAACATTTCTTCCAACTGCATCTTGGAATAAAGCAAGTGGTTCTGCAGTATATAGAGCATCAAGGGAAATGATATAATGGATATAAAATCTTTTAAAGCGTCCTTTGAAAAAAAAGGCTTGGCAAGAAATAATCTTTTTAAAGTTGCTTTTCCTACATTTACAGCACTTCCAGATATTACGGCTGAACAGTTAAATTTTATGTGTAAAAATGTTAATTTACCTGGTAGAAGTATGAGTGTAAATGAAAGAGTAATAGGTATACCTAAGGCAGAAAAAGTAGTAAATGGTTTCTTAATTGATGACATTCAGATGACCTTTATGATGACTAATTCATATGAAGCTAAAAGATATTTTGATTACTGGACTGGTTTAACTATGGATTTTAATACATACGAATTGAAATATAAATATGGAACAACTCCTGGGACTGGTTTTACTTCTGGTTATACGCGTGGTGTTAATATATCACAATTTAATCAAAGAAATCAAATCATATATGAATGCGTACTTATTGATGCATTTCCTACTTTAGTTAATGCTATAGAATTTACAAACGAACAAGGAGGGTTAACAGAATTAACTGTTCAACTTTCTTATAATAACTGGAAAGGAAAATACTTCGCTAACGAAGAAGCCCCTGTATAATAAATGAAATGAGGATGAAAAAATGGCGCTGCCAAAGTTAAATGATAAACCAAAATATGAATTAACAATACCTTCTTTACAAGAAAAAGTAAGATATAGACCTTATTTGGTAAAAGAAGAAAAAGTATTAATGATGGCTCTTGAATCACAAGATAAGGCCTCTGCATTACATGCTGTAGTTGATACAATTACTTCTTGTATAGATGCAGAGATTGATAAAAGCAAACTTACATTATTTGATATCGAATATATGTTTATTATAATTAGATCAAAATCGGTAGGTGAAGTAAGTGATTTAGGACTTAAATGTTCATCATGTGAAAAAGTAAACGATGTTTCTGTGAAACTTGATGATATTGAAATTAAAAAAGATAAAGAAGTAAGTAAGGAAATACAATTAGATGAAAATATTTCTTTAACTATGAAATATCCTAATTTTAATGATGTACTAAAATTTGAAGATAATGAATTAACTGATACAGAAAGAACATTTATGCTTATTGGTAAATGTATGGAATCAATTGAAACTGAAGAAGAAAATATTTTATTAAAAGATGTATCAGATAAAGAAATAGACGATTTTATAGAATCTTTAAACTCTCAGCAATTTGCTAAAGTAAGAGAATATGTAGAAAATATGCCAAGAGTTGAAAAAGAAGTAAAATTTATTTGTGGTGGTTGTGAAAAAGAAAATAAAATAATACTGAGTGGTATAGATGATTTTTTTTAGTGGCTCTTTCTCATGATAACTTAGTAAATTATTATAAAACTAATTTTTTACTAATGCAAGAACATAAATATTCTTTGACCGAGATTGAGAATATGTTACCATGGGAAAGAGAAATTTATATTGCTATGCTTATTGATTATATTGAAAAAGAAAACGAAAGAATAAAAAATCAAGGATAGGATCCTATGGCTACATTAACTGAAGTTGTGAGACAATTAGAAGAATCTAATAAGCAGTCTGACAAAAGACATGAAGAAATCAAAATCGAACTAAAAAAAGGCATAAGTGATGTAGCTAAATCCATAAGTGGTATTAAGAGTGCTGGACTCAAGATACCAGGTTTAACAGCTCTTACAAATGCTATTATTGATAATCCTATTACAAGAACACTAGGTGCCTTTAAAGATTCAATAGTAAATGTTATAACAGCACCGTTTAAATTAATAGCTAATGCAGTATCAACTATTAAAAATGCCATTATAGGTATAGTATCTGGTGTTGGTAAAATGGTTAAAGATGTTATTACTGCACCAATTTCTGCCGCTTTTGGGCTTATTAAAAGTATATTTTCAACCAACTTTGAAAAAGAAAATAATAAATTACTTGATAAAATTTTAATTCAAATGGTGTTTTTAAATGATCAGATGAAATCATACTTTGATTATTTAAAGTTACAAAAACTTGATAATTTACAACAGTCATCTGATGATACTAATATTCCCAATAATCAAGATCCTGCCGTACCGCAACAACAGTCAAATAGAGGTATGGGGCTGATACCAGCATTTAATTTAGCAGGGGTAGGCAGGTTACTTGCTGGTTTGGGTCTTGCAATAACAGCAGAGTTTCTAGGTTTAGACAAATACATAAAAGCATTATTTGTTACGGATACTTGGAAATCATTAAGATCAATACCAAAAAGAATAGTTAACACGATTGGTTCAGTATT